AGCACCAGAACCAGTTGGATACCAGTAATTAACCTGGAATTCTACTGTGAATTCAGTAATTGTATCAGTGCTATCATAAGACAGATCAATTTGTGACAGATTCGTTGGGAAAATATCTTTAAATTGATATTGTCTTACGGCAATCAAACCATTTCCAGTAGATCTGTTATCGCCATAGTTTGATGTATTTCTAGTAAATTGAGTTACAGTAGCATCCTTCATATAGTTATTTGGATTTCTTTCTCCAGAACCATCACCATACTGTGCAACCAATTGCATCCACTCTTCAAATGCTTTTCTCAAGTTCAGGTTGTCTTCAGCAATTACTGTGACAGTCCATGTATCAAAACTTCTATCGCCGGCAACTTTGAAAGTTCTTCCTCTAAAAGGAACCTCAACGATTCCAACATTGGAAGCTGGAAGACCACCAGCTTTACACAAACAGGCAAAGTCGTCTGCATTCCATGATGGAATTGTTCCTGGAAGTGTTGGAATCTGAATTTCAAATAAATTAGGTCTTGAACCACCACCAGCTAGTCTCGATTTAATTTGTGTGAGAGTTGTATCTACCATTTGTTAGTCCTCCTTGGTGTTATTTATTGGATAAATTAAACTCTTCCTGTGATCTCTTCAAAGGAAACACCAGTTCTGGTGGCAACAAATGTCAGAGTGATGTAGTTAATAGATTTAACTGGCTTCAGATAGATGTCTGCTCTGAACTCATTATTATCAACAAGGTCTGGAGTATTATTTGAAGTGTCACAAATAACTCTATAATCATAAAGACCTCTTTTTGCTTGAATGTCTCTCAAATAAGGATCGACAATTGAAACAAATGCTGCTCTTGTGGTATCATCATTGATTTCAAAGAGTTGTGCATTGGCAGCTGCCTCAAGTGATTTTTCAACAACAATGAACAGTCTTCTGACATTGATTCTGTCAAATGCGGATGCATAACCAAGAGCAGTTTTATCGCCAAACAGAATTGATCCAACACCAGGTTGATTGATGATTGAATTAATTCTTGCCTCATAAAGAGCATCTCTTTGCTCTTTGGATGGATTGTATGCTAATCTAATAGCGTTGTTAATTCTACCTCTCTGCTGACCAGCAGGAGAGAACCAAGGATATGCAACAACACCTGTTCTAGTCATCAATCCTGCAACATCACCATTACATGCAATAAATCTGAAGGTGTCATTAAATCTATCATAAGTGAACTTGTATCCACTATCAAATACTGCATATGAAGAAGATGACAAAGAACTAAAGAATCTCAAAATGTTGTTGGTTTGTGTTGTGGTGTTTGTAATGTTTACAACTCCAGATCTATGTGGCGAAATGCAAGCAATACAATCTTTTCTGGACTCTGCAATTGAAATCAATTTGTTTGCTTTGGCTTGTGATTCTGATTCATCTGTGAGAGATGGTCCATAGATCAAGAAATCAACTGCAATTTCATTTTTATTTGCAAAAAGATCATAAGCAGTTGAAAGATTTCCAAGAGTAGCAGTCATTCCCCCCGATGAAGAATAGTCAACACCGCCGGTGAGGGAATAAGTAACGTTACCAACAGCACTATAAGTTTTACCTTGCGCTGTTACTCCCCATTGACCATCAGAGGTTGTAATTGGAGTAAATGATGCTGCTTTAACACCAGAATATGTGGTAAATCCTGTTGCTCTTGGTGCAGTGCCCCATGTGGCATCTGATGCTATAGATGGATTTCTTCCTGCATAAATGTAGGATGAAACGTTTGCAAGGAAATTCTTATAGTAAATTTTAGTTGGAGAGTTTACATTAGAAATCGCATCACTTGCTTTTGAAAGGAAAGTGTGTTTTTCAAGAATTGTTCCTTGTACTCCAGTGATTGTTCCAAGGTCATCTACGACAACAACATGAACACCATCATTCTTTGCGTTTCTTGAAAGCGCATATGAATTTGATACTGGTCTTGGTGCAATTGAGTTCCAATAAATCGTTGAATTTGTAAGACCAAGTGTTTGAGACTTATACCAGTCAGCAATAGATGCTGGTGTATATGGTGTAGAAGCAGAAAGACCAGTGTTAACTCCAACGTTGTTAACAAAATAGACAGAATCTGAAGTATCAAATGATGCAACTGGAGAATATTCTGCATAATCAATTTGAGTTTCAGTTGCAGCAGAAGAAACTCTTGACAGAACTTTTACACTAATTGTGCTATTTCCGTTAGTTGCATCAGTGCTAACACCAGTAATAATTCCTTTTAAATATCCATCAAACTGGGAAGTACTTCCTGATCCAGCAATAACACTGTTAACTGCAGCGGTGATACCAGCTCCAATTGTTGCACCTGCTGTTGCCAGGTTGGTTGTGTTAATGCCGATGATTTGATCAGCAAGATCATCAATTACACAAACTTTGAGTGAATTAGCCCAAGAACCTGGATTCTTTGCCGCATAATAGAAGTTTACAGAATCTCCACTCCAAGTATAGTTGTAATCATCAAAATTCTTTACTTTTGCGTTGGTTGTAGATGCCGCGCCTACTCCAGCATTAGAGTTGTTGAGGGTTGATCCATCTACTCTAGCAACTCTCAAAATACCACCATAAGTCAGATAGTTGGATGCTGACATCCAGTATTCGTATTGACTATCTGTTGAAAGTGGCTTACCAAAGGTATTGATAAGATCTACTTCACTTGAAATGAGAATTGGTTGTTCTACTGGTCCAATGGCAAAAGGTCCTGCAATGGCTCCAACGTTTGACGTAACGTTATCAGCTCTCCCTACAGTCAAATCAACTTCTCTGGTAATAATACCTGGAGATAATTGAGGAGTCGCCATGTTTGTTTCTCCGAGTCAGTTTATCTACAAAATATTTATTATTTTGATTATTTTCATTGGGGAAATTCAGCGTGAACAGATTACCAGTCAGGATATTCCCATTTGTCAAGAATTTTACTAGACATTCTACCCACAACAACTCTTTTAATAGTACACTCCTTACATTCGTATGAATATGAAGATGCAACAGCACCTCTTTCTTTATGAGTTCTATAAAATCCATCAATCAAATTTTTGTATTCTCCACAAACTCTACATTTTCTATCATTCAATAATAAATGTCCCAACCTAATTTGATTATCTAATTCCATTACATATACTCCCACATATAGGATCTATCACCATATTCATCAACAAACCACCTATCTCCATCAGTGTCTACAAAACTATCACCACCATCTAAACCATCAGAAATAAATCCAAATGGTGCCATATCTTGTTCAATTTGATTTTTTTGTTCTTCGTATAATCTCTTACGAACATCCTGGTCTGTTAACTCTTTAAAATAATCTTGTGCAACTAACCATGCATATATTACAAGACACATTGCCAAATCATCATTACATCCCTCTTCAGCCTCAAATGAATTATGCTTTTGAACAAAAGTTGTGAGTTCACTAATTATTTCATAATCATTAATATAAACTTTATCTTCTTCAATAATAGTTTTTAAGTTAAGTGATCCAATTTTTTTGACGGTTTTGGACATCTTAACTCCCAATTGAGTTTTCTTCCCAGAAAATCCTTGACCAACAATTTGACCTGCTCTTCCTCTCATTGAGCACATCAATAAGTTATTATATTCCAAATCATATTGAATGATACTTGCGACTTGATCTCCAACATCATTTACTTCACATAGGACATAAGCACCATTATAACTTTTTGCTACATCATGAATGATTGATGGAAAAAGCATTGGTTTAATTTCATTATTTCTATATTTTGCAACCACTCTATGGGGAAATTGTGTTATATCTACAACAACAAAAGCTGAATAATCGTTTCCAACGCCTCTAGCAACGTCTACAGTGATGAGGTAATCATGTTCTTCCACTGGTTCCTCATAAACATCTAAACCCGCGCTGCGGGTCCTTGGATGGTCATACACAAGGTTCCTTAATTTACTTGGTGCAATAAGAGTATCAACCGATCCTAAAAACTCACATTCAAATTCAACTTTGAATTGTGCTTCAGAAGTGTTTGCGATTGTTTGAGCTTTCCATGCTTCATCTCTTCCTGGTACTTCGCTCCAATGAACGTCTGTATAGATGTACTCATTTTTACCACGTTCAGCATCATGCCACATTCTGTAGAAATGATTCATACCTTTGGGGGTAGAAACAATAATTACCTTCGTTGATTTACCAGAAGAAATTGTTGGATATACTGAACTAAAGAATTCATCTGCAATATGATTTGGGACGAACGCAAATTCATCCAAAAATATAATATTAAATGACATACCACGAACCGCAGAAGCAGAAGTAGAAGCAGCCAAGATCTTACTTCCATTTTCAAGTTCCAAAGAACCTTTATTCCATGAGATAATCCCCTGTTGCATCCATTTGGGTAAATTCTCATATGCGGTTTGTAGGCGATCCAGAAGTTCTCTTGCGGTAGCCGCCTTGTTTGCAAGTATACCTATATTTACATTATCATTGAAAACTGCATAGTGCAATAGGAATGATACAACAGTCGTAGATTTTCCCGTCTGGCGAGGCATCTTACAAATATTGAATCTATTATTATGGAAATTTTTAATTAATTTTTCTTGAAAATGGTAGGGTTTAAAAGTCTGTAAACCATGATCAAGAGTAACAATTTTTACGTAATTATTTGCAAAGTACACTGGGTCATCTTTACACTTAACAAATTCCAGAATTTGTTCTTGTGTAAATTCAATTGGAGTATTTGCTTTCTTTAAAAGTGGATTACCAAGATAAACATCATTAGACATAATTTAATAAATCTCCCTCCATTGAAGAGCAGCTGCAACGTTAGCAGTAGCATTACCTGTAGTAGTAATGGTTCTTACAACAAGAACATAAATTTCAGAGTTTGATGAATCTATATTTTGAACAATAATGTTTTTCTTTGCAGCACTTAATGTTCCAGAAGAAACTGGTGAAAGTGAATTTTGAGACGCACCAGAAGGAACAAATCCTGATGCAAACTCGTCACCATCACTATAAG